GGGAACATCTGGTCCATCATCCGACTCCTGGGTGGTTGGCATCGACGGGCCATCCGTCCTGCCCGATCTCGGTGCTATAGCCTCGGGCCTCTTCGGACTGGATCGGGCCGTTGTGGCAGGCGGCGCAAGCGGCGACGAGATTATCCAGATCATAGAACAGATCGAGGTCGCCTTTGTGCGCCTTGATGTGGTGGACGACTGCGGACTGTGGGTGGGTCCGTCCTCGCTTGAGGTGGCATCCGCATCGCTGGCAGGTGAACAGGTCGCGCAGCAAGGCCACCTCGCGCAGGTGCTTCCAGCGCTTGGTCTGGTAGAGCTTGCGGTAGGCTTCGGCCTCTGGTGTGCGCCAACGGTCCATTATTCGGCCTGCCTTTTGCATTGAGGAACGTATTGAAACGATGCGGTCAAGCGACCGATCGACATGCTTTTTGCTTGCTGCGTTGTCGCACGATTTCCCGGCGGCGAAACTCTGCTTGGCTTTCGATCCATGATCCATGCGCTTGATCTGTGCCGATGCCCAATCATCGCTGGATGTGATGTCACAGATCGAAACTTCTTGCCGCGTTGATACAGCCATTCCCCTACAAACTCGGACAAGCGATTTCCAAGACCAAATCCTTGATAATCTGGCAGCGTGACTGTCCTATGTTCTTTCCACACGTTCTTCACCTTCGGATGAGGAAACGGCAACACCGCTGTGAACGCGGCGGGTTCTCCATCAAACATCAAGATAAAACATGTTGATGCTTTGTTCAAATCAGCGCTTAGATAATGATTTCCTGCAAACAATCGCCAAGCAGAGTGATGACACCGGAATATCTCAATTTTTGCGGATGGTCGCCTTTCTGACCTCCATTTGAAAGATGACGCCGAAACGTCATAAACCCAATCAGCTTGCAACCAACCTTCAACGTCATAATGGCAAGTTACCGCTACAAACTTTTTGTTTGTGCGTCTGATTGCTTTTTGCACCGCATGACTGCCAACTTTCGCCACATTGCGATCCACCACCGATGTGAACTCGTCAAAAACGATCAACTCACGCTTGTCTGTCAAACATCGCGCAAGTTCGCATCTGAATTTTTGACCATTGGAAAGAGCGCCATATGGCAGCAACCATGCAGGCGGAGACGAAAACCCAACATGCGAAAGAGCGTTTGTGATGTCAGATGCTGAGAGTTCGCTGTTAAAATCATCCAACAACGATGCTGACGACCAGTCGTAGCCTTGATGGTATGCGTCATCTCCAAAAACTCGACGCGCAATCGTCGTCTTGCCGGAACCAGACGCGCCAACGATCAAGCCAATTTGCCAATCCTTTTCTTCGATCGGCATGTTGATACGCCATTCTTTGCGCAATTTTTTGGTCGCTGGAACATCAAACATTCCAACAACTTTTTCTGTTCGAAATGATGGTTTGTATTCTGTTTCAACTACATGGTCAAAATGCGGCACTTGTAACCCTCCTTCGTCAGAAGGTTGAACACTGTTTCTTGTTCGGTTTCATCTTCGCACTCCACGGCAACTTCAAATGTCGCGTGCAATTCTTTTTGATCTGGAACCGTGTCATCTTCTGAGCTGTCAGCATCAAGCAGCGCGTCGATCTCTGCCGCCTCGAAGGCGGTCAGCTCTAAGTCGAAGCCCATCTCCTTCAGGTCTGCGATTTCCAACCCTAGGAGGTCCGTGTCCCACTCGGCAAGCTCGGCCACCTTGTTGACGCTCAGACGGAACGCCTTGATCTGCGCTTCGCTCATGTCGTCTGCGAGGATGACAGGCACCTCGGTCAGGCCCAGCTTCTTCGCTGCCTTGAGGCGCAAGTGACCGTCCACGACCAGACCGTCAGACTTTGCCACGATGGGAACGCGGAAGCCGAACTCGCGGATCGCTGCGGCCACCTTGTCAACGGCGTGATCGTTCTTTCGCGGGTTGCGCGCGTAGTCGATACACCGCTCAATCGGCCAAGTTTCAAACGTCAGGCTCATATATGCTTCCAACTTCTTCGCTTAACAACTTGAACAATGCTGCCAACGCTGACGTTGTATTTTTCCGCCAGCTTTGCATACGACAGGGCGGGATATTGCGCCCGAATAGCTTTTGCATCATCAGCGGTAAGTTTGGCGCACCACACTTTTTCCCCGACAGGCTGCGTGCCGTGCATTACTTTGTGACCGTTGTTTTCAACCGCCGTCACATAGGCAAGGTTGCTTATAGCATTGTTCCGCTGATTGCCGTCTAAGTGTGCAACTTCACAACCGTCCGGTTGCTTACCCAAAAAAGCAGATGCAACGGCTCTGTGCAGCTTCATCTGCTTTGTTTTTCCGTCTACCGAAATGTTAAAGACCATTCTGCCGCCCGCATCTTCACTAGGCTTGATTGGTCTCATGGCTCGCGTCCCCTTTCCGGGTTTAACGCGGCGAACAGCACCAAGGCTTGAAACCTCGTATGCGTCACATTCCGGCAATCGCTTCCATATTTCACAAGTCATGCGCGCTTGTTACATCATATCCGCAACAAAGTAAAGGTCTGCCACCCTGTCTGCGGGCCATTCGATGCTGTCGCTCATGCGTCCTCCATTCTGCGAAATGGTATGCGCTTCACGCAAAAAAGGCAATGGAATCGCGGCGTTCTTGCCATGCGGTGGTCATTTCGGCCAATCCTCCGGTCTGTAGCCATCAAGATACGCCCGCATCAGCCTGATTTGGGGAGGACGGATTGACTTGTCTCCGCTTTCCATCTGGCGAATTTGCTGCATGGCGTGTTTACCCCCATAGCCTAGCAGGCGCGCGGCTTGTGAGAGGGTGAGGCCCAGCGTGTGCCGGGCCTCTTTGAATGCTGCTGGGGTCATGCGTCAAAACTCGGTCACGATTTCCGCAAGGGTGCGATCACCCCAGTAAAGGTCGGCATCATCCAGTCGGCCATTGCCGGTGGCGTGTTCCCAGATGTCCGAGAGGTGGGCGATTTCGCCAATCCCATCGCCATTCCACAGGCGCTCGGCCTCTTGGGCGTCGCGGGCGAAGAAGGCGATGGCCTCCATCACCTGATGGCTGGTGCAGCGGCTGTCGGCGCTGGCGATGAACTCGGCGGCGGCTTCGGTTTCGCTGAAGTGAGTCATTTGTCTATCTCCTGTGTGGCGGGCCTCTGTGGCCCATGACTTGTTTATAGGGCAAGCGGCCTACGGTTGCAAGCGGTTTGTGCGCGCTCACCGCTGCCCGATCTCTCCAGCGATAGCTGAATAGCCCACGTCGTCGATGGCATTGTCGAGGTGAGCCTTGTTCGCCTTCGCGCGGGCCTTCTTGAACAGGCTCATCATCTGAGCCACGTCGTATGCCGTCACCGGGGCGCTGAGGCGCTCGCTGAGCCACCAGGTCCACACGAAGGCTATCTGGCCGAAGTTGTCCTCGGCATCGCCGTGTGTGGCCGCCCTATCGCGCGTGACGTATTCCTTCGCGGTGTCGAGGATGTCTGAGCGGTTCATCTTGCTTCCACGGGTCGATCTGGTTGATCTTGGTATTTGCCGTTGCCGTAGCTGCGAGCCTCGGCTGTCTCGTGGAAAATCGCCTGAGCGATGCCCGCGCCCGCCGGGATGCGGAGCGGCTTCCACCCGTGATAGACAAGTTCCAGGGTCAGCCAGCCGCGCCAGCCTGGTTCAATCACGGTGTTGAACACCGACAGCCCGCGCCGCGCCCACGTGCTTTTGTCATGGACAATCGCCACGAAGTTCTCGGGCATGTTGAACCGCTCGATGGTGCTGGCGATGGCGAAGCGGCGAAGCGGATGCAGCGTGATTGCCTGCTTGATCCGCAGATCGTATCCGGCCTCGGCCAGCCCATAGCTCACCCCATGCTCGCGCAGCTTCATGCCTGACATCGGGGAGAGCGGGCGGGCGTCGTAGAGTTTGCGTCCGTTGAGGATCATTTCTCCCCCTTCAGTTCTGCGGCGCGGGCGCGGATATGCCGGGCAATGTGTTTCCGTGCGTCGCCCACGCCGTTACGCCACCCATCGTCTTCGCGCATCTTGGATGCGTTGGCCTTCAGCTCCGCTCCAAGATGATCGGCAGCGGCATGCAGAATGTCCCGCGCCTTGGCGTCGTTCATCTGGCCCGCGCGCCTTTGCAACCACGCGGC